AAAGACAAATACTGGTTCGAAAAGACTTCGAGAAAGTATAATGATAAAGAAGTCGTAGATTTTCTTGTATCAAACTTTGTAGCAGCAGATAACCCACAAAATCTATGGATTGGTTCCTTAATAAATGGCGGAGAACAAGTTTATTTGGACTGGAAAAAACGACAACAGAGTTTGACCTACTTATTCAAAGAGCAAAGCAACGAATTATTCTCGGAGATCAAATTAGAGGATGCTTTGAATTGTTCCAAAGGACACCCAACAATCCTCAAAAAGTTTCTAAGCGGGCAGTTGTCGCTAGAAACCTTAACAATCTACGAAAAAATATTCCATTTCTCAAAAGATTTTGATAAGAAACTTGTGGACCCTGTTTGGGAAACCGTAAGTTTGAAAATTAAAAAATACACACCATTCCTAAATACTGACATATTCCAGTTTAAAAAGATTTTGCGGGACATCATCAATGAGTAACTTTTTTGATTCTGATATTATTCAAGAAGAACTGAAAGAAATCAATCAGTTACAAGAAAGTATTTACGGAAGTATTCTTACTTTTGGTATGATGGACCGTGAAACTAAACTGGAACACATTGAAAAACTTGAAATCTTGCTTGAAAAGCAAAGAGTGATGTATACTAGATTGTCTCTTTCTGACGACCCACAAGCAGTTGAAATGAAAGAGAATCTACGCAAATCAGTCGCGCTGATGGGATTCTCACCAGATACTGATATGCAAGTCTTATTCAATAGTATGACCAAAACAATCAAATCCCTCAAACAATACATTGACGGTTGAGGGAATCCTTGCTATACTATCCAAGTAATCCAACGAATCCAATTTATCCGAGGTATCCAAATGGGTTTTTCCGACCTTAAAAAACAGTCTAAACTTGGCTCTCTCACCGCAAAACTGGTGAAAGAAGTCGAAAAAATGAATACTAATAGCACAGGTTCTTCTGATGACCGTGTATGGAAACTTGATTGCGACAAGAGTGGCAATGGTTATGCCGTGATTCGTTTTCTTCCTGCCCCTGAAGGAGAAGACCTGCCTTTTGTGAAAGTTTATAGTCACGCATTTCAAGGTCCTGGGGGGTGGATTCTGGATGGATGCCTCACCACTCTGAATCAAAAGTGCCCTGTGTGTGAGCATAACTCTACTCTGTGGAATAATGGCACTGATGCTGGTAAAGAAGTTGCTCGTAAGCAGAAACGCAAACTGACTTATGTTTCTAACATCTATGTGGTGAAGGACCCTGCCAATCCTGAAAACGAAGGCAAAGTCTTCCTCTTTAAGTATGGTAAGAAGATCTTTGACAAACTCACCGAAGCAATGCAACCTGAGTTTGAAGATGAGACTCCAATTGATCCGTTTGACTTCTGGCAGGGTGCAAACTTCAAACTGAAGGCAAAGAATGTTGCTGGTTATCGTAATTATGATTCCAGTGAGTTTGCCCGTCCTGATGCTCTGTTGGACGATGATGATGCTCTGGAAGCAATCTGGAAGAAGCAGTATTCTCTTGCCGAGTTTGTTTCTCCAGACCAATTCAAGACTTATGAAGAACTGAAGGCACGTCTTCACTCTGTGCTTGGTTCTAAGGCACCTGTAAGTCTTGATGAGGAAGTTGAAGAGGAAGAAGGTTATCGTGGTCCTGCGAAGGAACTTGATGATGATCTTCGTTCTGAATTGAATAGTCTTCAACCCACCCGTCGTGCTTCGGCACCTGTGGAGGATGATGAGGACGATGAAGATTCTACTTTGTCATATTTCGCAAAATTGGCGGAATAAATAATAGTGCTCTAATGAGTTCGCATCCATAAGAGTGGAAAGGGAGCAGAAATGCTCCTTTTCTTATATAAATACTATTGCGAACTCAATTTAGAAGCAGAACTATGGAAACTCAAACAGAGTATCATTATGTCTATTACTCCTATGAAGAATGGGGAATGGGATATATTGGTAGTAGAAGTTGTAAAGGTTTACCCGAAGAAGATGTAAAGTATTTTGGGTCTTTCAAGGACAAAAATTTTAAACCAACTCAAAAAATAATCTTAAAAAGTGATTATGCTACAAGAGAAGAAGCATACGCAGATGAGATTATTTTACAAGAATATTATAAAGTAGTAGAAAATCCACACTTTGCTAATAGATCATATCAAACTTCAACAGGATTTAGTCAAAAAGGAAAATCTGCTCATAATAAAGGTAAAAAAATGAGTTTAGAGCAAAGGCAAAAATTAAGTCTTATTTGTAAAGGTAGAAAAGTATCAGAAGAAGCAAAGAAAAAAATAAGTAAAGCAATTAAAGGGAGAAAATTAACTGAAGATCATAAAAGAAAAATAGCAGAGGCAAATAAAGGAACTCCAAAAACTATGACTGAAAGAAGAAAACAGTCAGATATAGAAAAAGGTTTAAGAGCAAGAGGAAAACCAAAACAAAAACATAGTGAGGAAACTAAAAGAAAAATAAGTGAAGTAACACAAGGAAGAGTTCCCTGGAATAAAGGATTGAAAGGAGTTCAGAAAAACGGCAGATCAAGAAAATTATGCTATAATGGCGTGATATATGAGTCTATAAATGATGCTGTGAGACTGACTGGTAAAACAAAATATCATATTACCAAATACAGTTCTTTTTTATGAAATCCGATTATTACCTTGACCGAATCACAAAGAAGCAGGCAGAAGACCTTCTACTGACTTATCATTACCTTAAAGATTTTTCAAAGGGATATAAATCAGGAAAAAATTATGGTTTGTTTAAGAAGAATGAGTTTTCTCCTTTGAATATCGGAGGACCAGTAGGAGTTTGTATTTTTACTGGACTGCCAGTGCCAGAAATCGCAAAAGGTGCCTTTGGATTAGAACGCCATGAACAACAAGGACTCTTCGAACTATCAAGACTCTGTATTCATCCACAAACTCAACAGAGTGAGTATAATATCACTTCTTGGTTTGTTTCAAAAGCGATTAGACAGTTACGAAAGGATACTGAAGTTAAAGCAATCATCTCTTACGCTGATAGCGACTATCATCACGGCACAATTTATCGGGCTTGCAACTTTAGGTATTGCGGTCTATCAGATGCAAAAAAAGATTTCTACTATTCAAACGGAACTAAGCACTCTCGTGGAAAAGTAAAAGGTGCTGAGGGAGAATGGAGAGAAAGATCCCGAAAGCACCGTTATGTGATGATATTTGATAAAAATCTAGAATTAAAATGGAATTGAAGCTCTAGTATTTTCAGTCTTAATTAGAGTATCGTTTACATATTGTGATGACCTATCATAAATCATCGCTTTTCTTGTGTCATTAATAACTTGCTGTAGGTATCTTGGTTTTAATACATAGATACCTCTCTTATCATTATTCTTTCTCACTTCATATTCATAATTACTAATTCCAATAACAGGATTTGGAATATAATCTACATTTGATCCAAGTATTGTTGCATCATTTGTATAAAGACTTCCATTATCATAATAAGAAATTTTAAAGTCTGCATCAACAATTTGACCTGCAGGGAGAATTAGTCTATCTTCCGAATCTCTAACTTCTGTAGTTTCGTAATGGTGAATTCCATTTAAATCATTGCCATAGATTGACTCTGCATAATCATAGACTTGTCTATCTGAAAGTGGCCATTGGTCTCTTAGTCTTGTAATTCCTGCGGATACAATCACAACCCAGTCATACTGAGTGCTACCATAAAGTTCTTGAGCGACTAATTCAGGTCTAGACCCATCTGGAATCTGATACTTATCAAAGACAGTGAAGACATTCTGCAAGTCGTCACGAAGTTTAACTCTACGAAATAGATTCTTAACAAGCAAGTATTGATCAGAGGATTTTGAATCTGGTAAAAATGATTGATATTCTAGGTTAGGTAATTCGCGGAAGTATGTCATTAGTATCCAACTCCTATATCTGTACTCTTGTAGTCTTCTGCATAAATTGGTGACAATTCTTGGAATTGTAAAGTCAATTGCATATGAACTGGAGTTGCATCAGCATATGTTGCATATTGTCCAGATCCATTATAATTAACACTCATTTGTGTGAGAGCACATGGTTTAAAAGTATGCAAGAATGGATGTTGCCTTCCTCCACTCATATATTCCAATTTAAAGACATTTGGTGCTGAAACAAAAAGACCACCACCATTTTGATCTGGTGTTCCTTTTTGAGGAGTCATGTTTTTTTTAAAAGTTCTAATTATAGTTTTAATTACTGCAGATTCCTTATTGTCTCTTGGAACCATGTCAAATGTGAAATTAAATGCAGGGCGCATGGTGACTCCGTTAAAAAGAATCTCCACATTTTCATTGAATACTTGTCCAGTTGCTCTTGAAATAATTTGATTGATATTTCCTTGTCCTAATGCTGCTTGAAGACCTGCTGCAGCTGCGCCAGCTGCAACTGCTTGTTGGCCTTCTCCCGTAGACACTGCTTCACCAACTCTTTGAAAAAATTGTTTTCCAGAAGTCAATAATGATCCTACAAAATTTGAACTTAAAATAGATTCAGCGGCCGCGGATCCTAAACTTGCTGCTATTGGATTCATAGTCCCAGATTGCCAATCAGCAGCGTTACTGTCTTGAATATTTGCTGGCATTGGCAAAATAATATTTGCCAAAGATTTTTTAATACTCTCTCTTTTTAAAGCGTCTTCAGTAGTTCCAAGAGCAAAACTACTAGGACTTTGCAGTCCTAGACCTGGAGGTTCATATTTAATCACCTGTATTTTAAAATAATCATCTTGCGGCCCAATATTACTAAGAGGATATCTTAATGTTTCTGCCATTTACTTTTTCTAACTATTTATTGTTAGTTTCTTACGATTTTTCCATAAGGGACTGATTTCAAAGTATTAAATTCTTGAGGAGTTAATTCATACAATCCACTAACTAGTCGATCACCATCTGCAGTATTATACTGTCTTATTTTTCCCCAATGATAATTAAAAGCACGGAATCCTTTTGGTAAAATATCCCCAGCAATAATCAAAGGATGGCGATCATAAAGTATTCCTGGAGTTCCTGCATAATAGATATAAGTATAATATTTACCAGGAACTGGAAAATTCCTTTTTGTATCACTTGCAATTGTTAATATTTCATCCATTAACTCTTCTGGTGACTCTGTTCCAAATAAAGATTCTTTAAACTTTGAGAATCTATTTCCTGTTCGATCAGTTCCTGGTAATTTAGGTGAATTTGGATTCGCACTCTTATAATCATGATCATTTCGAATTAAACTTATTAATTGAGTTTTGGTTAATCGTTGATAACCACTAATTCTACCTTGACCAGTTGCTGTTGTATAATATATGCTATATTTTTCAGCAATTTCAACTAATTCTTTCTGTGAATATTGATCTAATGGTTTTTCGTATCCTGTGAGTGCCATTTTACTTTAAATTTAATTCGTGTTCTGTGATGATTTTGAACTCATATCCACGATCAGCACACCAATCTCTTGCAGCTTCCCACTTTGATTGGTTTTTAGCATACTCATAGACTTCACTGATATATTTCTTTGTTTGTCTTTGAGGTTTGACTGGAGGAACCGTTTGTTTTGATGGTTTAATCTCAATCATATATTTTTTAATAGTACCATCAGACTCTTTTACTTTTATGAGAAAATCAGGGTAGTACCGGTGAATTTTCCCGTCCAATGGAGAACGGTAGGGAATTGCTTTTTCTTCAGATTGCCATTCAATTATTTTTTCATTTGTATCACAATAAATCATAAATTTACGTTCCCATAAAGATCTGTAGATAATATTACAAACATTTCCACGATACTTTTCTGGATTTGATGGTTTAAATTTTCCTTTATATGACATCTAAATACTTACAACAAGAAACTCATAATAGGTATTTAGAGTGGCAACACCACGTAGGATATCAGATATCAGACCACTATTTACTAATCTTGCACAGACTTCTCATTATGAAGTAAAATTTGGTGGACTTCCTGGAGAACTGGTAAGTTATTTGGGACAAAGAGGAGTGACATCAAGGTTTATTGCTGAAGATGCTGGTCTATTGTGTCATAATGCAGCACTTCCAACAACACAACTTGCAACTGTAGATATTGCAGGCAACTATATTGGTATTACTGAAACTTTTGCTCATAGAAGAATTTATCAAGATATAAGTCTGGAATTTTATGTTGACAATAATTATAATACATTAAAATTCTTAGAGCATTGGATGGAGTTTATTGCAAGTGGATCGTCAAACCCAATCAATGGAAATAATCTAGCAATTAACAGAAATGTTGATCGAGGTTATTTCATAAGAATGCAGTATCCTGAATATTACAAATCAAATCGAACAAGTATTATTAAATTTGATCGTGACTATCGAAGAGAAATAGAATATACTTTTGTTGGTTTATATCCATATAATATTGCATCTATACCAGTTTCTTATGGACAGTCTGATGTATTAAAGATGCAAGCAACATTTAAGATTGATCGATATGTAATTGGTAAATCTTATAGTGTAGATTATAATAGAAATAATGATAATAATAAACTTCCTTCTCAACCCCAACCTCAACCAGTTTCTCAACCAAGACCAAGATTAGTTCCAAGATCTCCTGGTTCCATACCTTCAAATGGAGTAGAACTATTTCCTTCTGGGCAGACTTTAGCAGAATCTCTTTATGGATCTACAAATAACAGATAAATAATTTGATCATATTTGTAGTTGAAAATGTCATTACCTAAGATTGCAACTCCTTCTTATTCTTTAGAAATTCCATCCCTTAAAAAAGAAATTAAATATCGCCCATTTCTTGTAAAAGAAGAAAAAATTCTTATCATTGCAATGGAGAGTGAAGATCCAAAGCAAATTGCAAATGCTGTTAAAACTGTAATCAGCAATTGTATTTTAACTAGAGGAATTAAGGTTGAACAACTTGCAACTTTTGATATTGAATATTTGTTTCTGAATATTCGTGGAAAGTCTGTCGGAGAAACAGTTGATGTTTTAATCACTTGCCCCGATGATGGGCAAACTCAAGTTCCTGTAAGTATTAATCTTGATGACATCCAAATTAGTGTGAATGAAAATCATTCAAGAGACATTAAACTTGATGATAATTTAACTTTGAGGATGAAATATCCATCAATGAATGAGTTCATTAAATCTAATTTTGGAAATGAATTTAATATGAGTGTCGATGATACATTCAATCTTATTATTTCTTGTATGGAACAAGTATATAATGAAGAGGAGTCTTGGTCTGCATCTGATTGTACTCAAAAAGAGTTGTCTGAGTTCATCGAACAATTAAGTTCAAAACAATTTAAGGAGGTTGAAAAGTTCTTTTCAACAATGCCTAAACTTTCTCATACTATTAAAATTAAAAATCCTAATACTGGTGTTGAAAGTGAAGTCTTATTGGAGGGACTTTCAAGTTTTTTCGCCTAGGAATGGCTCACGAATCTCTTGAGTCATATTATAAGACAAACTTTTCTCTAGTTCAGCATCATAAATACTCATTGACAGAGATAGAAAATATGTTACCTTGGGAGAGAGAAATTTATATTGCTCTTCTAAAACAATATATTGAAGAAGAAAACTTAAAGAACCAATCAAATGGCTGAGTTAGATCCCGAAAAAGTTGGTAGATCTGGTGTTGATCCAGTTACGGGATCTATATTGTCTCAAGAAGTTCGAGATACTCTTTTAAAAAAATCTACAATTAATGCTTCTGTTCTTCGCAATGACCTTTTATCGGTTGAAGAGAGAAGAAAAAAAGTAGACGAACAAAATGTACAATTATCTACAGGACAAAACGAAGCTCTCTTAGGATTTAATTCAACGCTCCAAGCGATAAGAACAGATATTGTAAAGTTAGGGACTGGTCTTTCTGGTATTGCACTTTTACTTCAACAAGATGCAACGGAAGATCAAAGTAAAGTTAGAGCAGATCAGGAAAAAGAGAGAAGATTAGCAGAGCGTCAAATTAGAATTGGAAAAGAGAATGAAATAGAACAAAAAATTCAAAATGCAGTTACCGAACCTGTACAAAGATTAGTTCCAAAAGTAAATGATATTTTTGGTAGGATCGGTGCAGCTCTTGGAATTTTATTTGGTGGATGGTTAACTAATCAGACTGTTCAAGCAATAAAAGCATCTGAAGAAGGTAATACAAAATTATTCAATGAAATTCGATTTAATATTCTTAAAAATGTTGGAATAGCAGTTGGTGGATTGTTTGCAATCAGGGCAGGATTTTCACTCATTAAAAGAACAATTGGAGCAATTGCTTTAGGATTAACTAAACTTTTAATTGCAAAACCTCTTGCACTTGCTACTAGATTAATTCCTGGTCTTGGTGGTGGTCCAAAACCAGGTGGTCCAAAACCATCTACAAATACAGGTTCAAGAGTTGGTAGTGGTCTTAATGTAAGAGGTAACCTTGCAGTTGGCGCATTAATGACTGGACTTGATATTGCTGGTGGTGAAGATCCTATTAGAGCGGCCGCGGGGGCTGCTGGTGGTATGATTACTTCTGCAGCTGCATTTGGTTTGGGATCTTTGATACCTTTTCCTGGAACTGGAGTTATTTCTGGTGCTCTTGCTTATGGTCCGGGTCAAGAATATGCAAAAGAAATATATGATAAATTTTTTGGAAAAACAGAAACAAATAGTGGAACTTTAAAAAAAGAAAACCTAAAAGAATCTCTAAAACCAGCAGTAGAATCGGCACCTCCCTCCACTGTTGTTACACCAGCACCTGCAACACCATCAGCACAATCTCCTGCACCATCTCCTGCAACACAACCTCAAACTCCAATGATGGGTGAACAAAAACCATCAGTATCTGCCCCTTCTCCTGAGATGGAAAAAAAATTTGAGCAGGCATGGCAATATCGTAATAACCCTATGGCAAGAGGAAGAATTGAAGATGCTTGGAGTAAAATGACTCCAGATCAACAACAGCAAGCAAAAACCTGGGCATCATCAAAAGGATATGATTGGAGTGAGATGAAATTGAAAGATTCTGCTAACATGAATCAAACAACAAAACCTGAAAGTGCAGAAATAACTCCCGCACAAATGTCAACACCACCCAAAGAACCTCAACAGGTTGGAGAATTACCAGAACCAAAACCATCTTTAACTATGATTAAAACATCAAGTGCTCAACAGCAACAACCAAATCCTCCATTAACAAATGGTCCTTTGTCTGATGTCCCTTTAATTAATTCTGCAAATCCTGATAATTTTTATGTATTATATTCACAATTAAATTATAATGTGGTGATGTGATATGGCAACAGTAGCAGAGGTTCTTCGCAAATCAAATATTAATATTCAAAATATTTCTCAAACTTTATCTGAGACTAAAAAAAGTACTTCAGCAGTAAATAATTCTGTAGAAAATATTTCAAGAATTGTTGCGACAAATACTAGAGTTAAAAGAGAATTATTTGAAAGATCTAATATTTTAAATTCTAGAAGAGAAGAGGCATCTAAAAGACAAGAACTTGAAGATCAAATTGAATCCACAAAAGTATCAACATCTCCACAAGCAGGACTTGCATTTGCATCTAGAAGTGAAAAGGGTCCTTTAGCAAGATTATTGGGATTTTTAGGATTTACATTTGCTGGATGGATCCTAGAAAATCTGCCAACATGGATTTTCATGGGTCAAGAATTCATATCTAGGATTAACTCTTTTGGAAGATCCATGTATAATATGGTCTATAATATGCAAAATATAATCAAATATTTTGGTGATACTTTAAAATATTCTTTTGATGCAATTATTCGTTTAGATTTTGATGAGTTTGCTGGAGAAGGAACTGTTGCAAAATCTTTTGAAGAATTAAATCTTTCCGTTCAAGATTTAGGAACTAATATTACAGACACTTTTAAACTTTTTACAACACCACTGACAGAATCCTTAGAAACTGGCGAGCAAGCACCTGGACTTGAAGAACAGCAACCAGATACAATGTTTCCTGGAGTTCAACAAGAAACTGCAGAGTCTCCCATATCTTCTCCTTCTGGTGGTGGATCTGATCCAACTGATTTAAAGAGTGGAGCAAAACTTTTAATGCAAAAAGGATTTCCTGCAAAAGGTGCTGCTTATTTGGCGGGTAATATACAACAAGAATCTGGATGGAAGGCAAAAAGAAAACCTTGGGTTTTGAATGATGGTGCTGGTACAAATAAAGGTTTAATTAGTTGGAATAGAACTAGAATAACGGCAGCTGAAAAGTTCTTAGGAAAACCACTTGAAACTGCAAGTGCATCGGAGCAGATTGACTGGATTAAAGAAGAAATGAAGCAATATGGAGTTCTAAAAACTTTTATGAATCCAAATGCAACCGATGAACAACTTAAAAAGGCATCTTATGGTTATATTGTATGGGGTGATGAGGGAGATCGTTGGAAGTATTCTAAAGTTGCTTATGATTATTTACAAAAAGAAGGTGCAAAACCTTCAACACCACAAAAACCGACAGTTGCTCCACAAACTCAAATGACAACTACACTCGGTGAGTATTTTAGACCTCTACCTCAAGGATCTTATAAAGGTGGAAGCGGTCAAGGATTTGGTGCTTCTAGAGATGGTGGAACAAGAAAACATTTGGGTCTTGATATTACTGAATCTAATTGGAAACCAGGGTCTGATCCAAGAATACCCGTAGTTGCAATTAGAGGAGGCATTGTTTCTTCTAGAAAGTATGTTCCTGGAGAACAGTATTTGAGTGGAGTAGTGGTTGACCAGGATGATGGATATTCGGTAAGATATTTACATATGTCCCCGTCTATAAAACCTGGACAAAAAGTATCTGCCGGACAAAGAATTGGAAGATTAGTTAATTTAGGAAATCAAACACATTTACATATTGAATTATATTCTGGATCTAAATTATTAGACCCAACAAAATACATTACTAGTATTGAGAAAGGTCAAACTCCAAAAGTAACATCCCCGCCAGCAGCACAAATCTCAGCACAACCAAAACCATCACAACCTTCTGCAATGACTCCTGAAAGAAAAGGATCACAGGTTATGATCATTGATGACACTCAACCACAAGCACCCCAAGCAGCATATCCATCTCAACAACAACCTTCTGTTACATCAATAGTAAGTGAATTTAAGATGTTAAATAATTTTATTAAGAACAAACTTCTAATCGACCTAGCATACCTATAATGTCAATTAAAAAGTCCCTATACGATGAATTAATTTTAGAATCAAATGATAGATCTAGATCTGTTGGTCTCATAGGTGGTGCGATTCTTTTTGAATATTATGAAGATGTATTTTCTCCCACAATTACTGCAAAAATTAAAATAGTTGATAATGGAAATGTGATTGCTCCTCAAAGTAATCCAGACGGGGATAAACAATCAATTTATAACGGACTACCTCTCAGAGGAGGAGAAAGACTTTCTTTAAAAATTGCAGGAAACTCTTCAACAAATCCTGGATTGGATTTTTCAAAAAGAGTAGAAGATTACTTTTATGTGTCTAGTATTACTGATGTAATCGCAGAATCAAATAGGGAAAGTTTTACATTACATTTAGTTTCGAGAGAGGCAATTACAAACGAAACTGTAAGAGTTGGTAAAAAATTTAAAGTTGATAATTCTATCAATGATTCTGTAGAAAGTATTTTAAGAGATTATTTAAAGACTAATAAAATAGGAAAGATTGATAAATCTTCCAACAAATATGGATTTATTGGAAATTTAAGAAAACCCTTTACTATATTAGTTTGGTTAGCATCGAAAGGAGTTCCTGAAAAATCTGGAAGTGGGACCGCAGGATTTTTGTTTTATCAAACTCAAGATGGATTTCAATTTAGATCAATTGATGGTTTATTAGAACAAACACCTAAGGCAACATATACCTATACACAATCGCAAGATTCATATGATGATAAAGAAATGAAAGTAAATAATGATTTTAAAATCTTAAATTACCATTTTGAAAAAAATCAGAACTTAATTGAAAAACTCAAACTTGGAACTTATGCAAGTCATAGAATGTTTTTTAATCCGCTAGACTTTTCGTTCTCTAGTCCAGAAGAAGGTACATTTAAACTTGAAAACTATTCTGGAAAGACAAGTAATTTAGGTAGTCAAATAAAACTCCCACCATTATCTGAAGGTTCTGATTTAACACTAGGAGATGTGCCAACAAGAATCATCACTGCAGTATATGATGTTGGAACAATGGACCCGTCAGTTTCAACAGAGATTAATTCTGATCAGACATTATATCAATCACAATCTTTAATGAGATATAATATCCTATTCACACAATCTTTGAATGTAATCGTACCATCAAATACAAATCTGAGAGCAGGGGATATTATTGAGTGTCAATTTCCAAAGATTACACAATCTGATGCAAAAGAATACGACACTGAAACTAGTGGACTATATATGATTAAGGAATTGTGTCATCATTTTGATGTGAATAATTCATATACATCAATGAAGTTAGTAAGAGACACTTTTGGAATCAATAAGAAGGCATAATAAATGATAGACGAATCACTTCTTAAAAGTAATTTTATTGGTAGAGATGGATTTCGTTGGTGGATTGGACAGATTCCACCAATTTCTGCTATGGGAGGGCAGGTTGATGGGGAAGGTTGGGGGAATAGATTCAAAGTAAGAATTATAGGTTATCATCCTTATAGTGAAGCAGAACTTCCAAATGAAGATCTTCCTTGGGCACAATGTTTGATTCCAACTACGGCAGGTAGTGGTGCTGCAAATGTTTCTACAGGAGTGCAATTGCAACCAGGCGATACGGTTTTGGGATTCTTTTTAGATGGTGATAATGCTCAAATTCCAGTTATTTTAGCAACATTTGGCAGATCTTTTTCTGTTCCTTCAACAACTTATCAGTCACCATTTGTTCCTTTTACTGGATATTCAAGTAAAGTCGAACCAACAAAAACAACTCAAAATCAAACAAATGAAATAAGACAAGATTCAAATCCATCTCCAGTAAGTGCAACACAAGAGCAAGCAGATGCAATATCTCAAAAAGTAGGATATCAAGTATTTTCAGAAAACTTTGCAATTGGAAATAAGATTCCCTTAGCAAACACTACCAAGAATACAAAAATTGACAAGATTCAGTCGATTGTGAAAAATGTTATACGCAAAATAAGAAATCTTCAAGGCGATATTGAAAAAATAAGACAAGTCATTCGTCAAGCAGCAGACAAAATTGTTACTCTCTGTAATGATTTAATTGGTGGAATGTTTAATTTTTTAATCAATGGAAATGATAATTTCCCCGGATTAATTGGTCTTTTAAAACAGGGGTTAGATCTTCTTTACAAATTAGTTTATTCTCAAGTATTGGCAGCAACAGGAAATCCAGTCGCAGCACACCTTGCTGGAGTTGCAGCACAAGAAGCAATGGTTTTACCTGTGAAAGCACTTGAAGAAGCATTTGGTTGTATTGCTGGTGAAGTAATCGAAATTATGAAAGATTTGGTTTATGATATTTTAGATTCAACTATTGGAAATGTAGAGCGTTTTGTGAATTGTGCGGCAGATCAATTTGCAGGCACTCTTTTGAATTCAATTATTGGAGTATTAGAGGGATTGTTTGAAGGTCCTTTAGGTGCAATTGCAAACTTACTTCAATTTTTCTCAGATTTTAATGTTGGCAATATACTTCGTGAAGGAATTGGAATACTTTCTGAATTTGGAGCAGCATTTGCTTGTAATCAGAGTTTAGATAATTATAAAGGTCTTGTAAATGAGTGGACAGTTGGTGGAGGACCATCTGGATCTGTATCAACATTAGCAACTTCATTAGTTGGTACTTACACTAATATTCGTGATATTACAAATACTATTAACTCTGGTGTTGAAGCAATAACTGAATGTTTTACTGGTGCGTTGCAATTTGCAAGTCCTCCAGTAATTAATATTTTTGGTGGAAGAGGATCTGGTGCAACTGCAATTCCAATCTTTGGAAATCTTGTCACTAATCCAGATGGAAATGTGACTGCAAGTGTCATTGGAGTGCAACTCACAAATCCTGGTTCTGGTTATACCTTCCCACCATTTATAGAAATTGTAGATGATAATGATCAGGGATACGGTGCAGTGGCAAGATCTATTATCAATTCAAATGGAGAAATTGAATCAATTTATATGGTTTCTGAAGGAGAAAACTATTCAGTTGGAAACATTGCAGAATTCTCTGTATTGAAAGTATTAGTTGAAGAAGGCGGCAGTGGATATGATGATCTTACTACCATTATCACTGACGATCTTGGAAATGAATATGACTATCAGATTGTTGATGGTCGTATCTATCAGGTCACACCTCTAAATAATATTGTTGATAGTCTTCCAAAACTCAGTATAGAATCTGATAATGGATTTGGTGCAATATTGCGTCCAGTTGTAGGTGCTCTCAAGGAGTCTGGAAATATACCTGCTTCACCAGATGCAGATCCTAAGTCTCCAAATACAGCAAATCTATTCTCACAAAAAGTTCAAGTATCCATAGATTGTCCAACATAACATGGCAGAAAGAAACAAAAATATCTACAAAAGACAGTTAATCAGTTTTAACCCAAACTTCAGGATTGACACTGCAAATCCTCAGATGGGTTTAAGTGGCACTGATGTTTACAAAATTTATGGTGTAACTGATAAAGGAGATAATCAATCTTCAATTAGTTTAAGTAGTGGTGGTTTATTTTCTGTTTATAACGATCACACTATTCAAATTTCTGGTGGTTCTAAAAATGAAGAAGGAAGAGAAGATGTAGTTATTATTGGAAACAATGGAAATGTTTCTATTTCAGCAAACGGAATGATTCGTTTGTATGCAACTAATATTATGGTTGAAGCGGAGGAAGATATTCATTTTAAGGCAGGAAGAAATGTTATAATGAAAAGTGGTGCTGGGCGCATTCTAATTGATGGTGAAAAGGTAGATATAAAAGGAACTAGTGGAAATATGCCAGCATTACTTGGTATTGATTTTACCAAAAGAGTTTTTGAAGGTAGTTTTGTTGGTATTGATTTTATTGATAATGCTGTTGGTGGAATCGTTAAAAATGTAGTCAGCACAGTTATAGATGCAGTATTATGAGTAACAATCAGTATTTTGGTTTAGAAACTTTTTTTAATGAAGATGTAAAATTTTATAAAGATGTTTACATTTATGGAACCCTTTATTATGATTTTAGAAAAAATAATCTCATAGAATTTAATAATGTAAAGATAGAAGGAAATTTAGAAGTTTTTGGATCATCTAATTTTTATGGAAATGTTTATTTTAATAAAGATATTAGTGCAGGTATAATAACAGCAAGAAAAAGACTTGATGTTGGTGTAGGTGGTACAACTTTAAGAGCAGATACAGAAACAAGTAAAGTTGGTATTAGAACTGCAATTCCAAAAAAAGAGTTAGATGTAGTAGGAACTGCAATAATTAGTGAAAAGGTTGGAATTGGAAGTACAGAACCAGAACAAAAACTTGATGTATCGGGAAGTGTTAAAATTGATGAGTTTATCTATGACTCTGTAAATTCTCCTGGAATAAATGGTTATTACTTAAATATGGACGCCAACGGAGTTCGATGGATAGCAGGAACTCCAAACTTTACTCAAGGAATATATGTACAAGATGAAGGAGTATATATTCCAACAGTAGGAATAGCACAATCATTCACTGTTTTAAACTTTACACAACTTAATAGTCTTGGAATAGGCACTGATACAATTATTCCAATTCCCAATGTAACAAACCCAACTTTTATTGCAGATATACAATCTCAAGACTTATGGGGGTTTACTGGAGGTGGTGACATTTATAGAATGACAAAAGTTGGTATTCAAAACAATAATCCATCAGCAACTTTAGATATAACTGGAAATGTTCACGCTACGGGGGCAGTTGATTTTGATTCAACTTTAAATGTTGATGGTGCTACTACTCTTAACAATACTCTTGATGTTGATGGTGCTACAACTCTTAATAACACCTTAGATGTTGATGGTGCTACAACTCTTAATAACACCTTAGATGTTGATGGTGCTACTACTCTTAACAATACTCTTGATGTTGATGGTGCTACA